GTAGAATGTATCACCACGGGCTTCACACATATCTGTTACCAAGTCAGTAACATAACTGTGTTGTTCATGGAAAATACCAGGAGTTACAATCAAGTTGATGTCGAATTCATCTGCATTTCCAAGAGCGCCTACACATTGTTTGTAAGCGATTGAACCTGCACTGTTGATATTTGTACAATTCAAACCTTGAGTGTTACCAGCAGTAATATCAGATCCAACATTAATTGGAATTGCTGGTGATTGACCATCAAATCCACCTTGGAAACCTACTACGAACTTACGCATCTTGACATATGTAGATTCGTTAGTTGCATCATATGTTGAAGGAATACTACCACTCAATGAAGCAGCGAGTAGTGAACCTGTACCAACATTGGAACTTGTTGCTTCTAAGTCAAATGCGACATTATATCCTACAGTAGCACCAAATGGTAGAGGAGCAAAATATTGTTCTGTGTCAATCTTTACACCTGCATTTGCAGAACTGGTTGGATACAAAGCAGTCAATTCTGCATCTGCACCAAGTGGAATATCACTCATTACTGTACCAGATGGATACTTACCAGGAGCCAATCCGTAAATACTTGCTTTACTATATTGTACTACTGGAACATAATCACCAATTGTACCTCCAAGTGGAGTTACATAAGCTTCATTACCATAAGGAACTGCAGATACTGGATATGCAACAGTGTTCATCTCAATTCTGATATACTTACTCAAGTTTGTATAAGTACCGAATTCAATGATCTTACCGGCATAAGTAATGAAATTATATCTGTCACCAATTCTACGAGCAACAAAGTTTGAAGAATTTGGATCTAGACTCAAGTTTTGGAAAATTTCCAAATACTTTGGTTTCTTATCTGTATCACTATAAGATCTTACGGCAAGTGTGAATGAACCCCAATCACTTCCTACAACTGTACTTGCCAATTTAACATTACTAATTTCGATCTTATATTGTTTATTGGTATTTGTACCATCACTTAAAGTGTGTACTTTAAACAATTGATACTTGGTTGTAGAACCACCTGTTCCAGAGGTACCACTCCAAGGAGCAATTCCTTGTGACAAGATCCAAGGTGTTGCTGCACTAGTTAATCCATATTGTGAATCACCTGCATTCAAGTTTGTTGAATATTGGTCGGTGAATTTCAATACTTCACCAGTTGCGAATGAACCGGATGGTAGATATGCACCATATACTTTCCAACCAGGATTTCCACTATTCAATTCATCATTTACTTTTTGAATTGAATCTTCGAATGTCTTATATAAATAAGCGGCTTCGATCTTGGCACCAGAAACTTGGTCTGCTTGATTACCAACAGTTGCGTCATCCCCAAATACATTAGTTATATAATTTGAATCGGCAGGATTCAATGAGAAATCATAATAACCAATTATAGAAGCATTTTGTGTCAAAACTAATTGGAAATCACTCAATGATGATGGATTTTGAGAACCACTATAATTACCTGATGTAGCAGTCTTTTGAATTAATGACGAACCACTAAAACCAGGAGCATTAAAACTACTATCTAATGTACCGTATTGAGTGTTTGCTAACACAACAAGAACTCTTGGCTTATAAGGTATTGTACCAGGATTACATGGATCGGTTGGTTGTGTAAATAATGGAGTAAATGAACCACTAACTTTACCAAATGAACCACTTATCAAACCTCTTAGGTAAATTTGTGTACCACAACCAGTCGATGATCTTAGAGCAAAAATACTTCCGCTAACTAAGTTGATATTAGTACCAACCAAATTTCCATCGGAATTTGTGACTGATACAACACTATCAAAAGATGCTGAGAAATATGATACAGTAGATGTTGATTCTTCGATAGCTCTTAACAATTTTTCATTGTTAGTATAACCAGAAACACCTTGATAAGATGAAGTTACATAAATATTATTAAGTGTTAATCCACTAATTGTATAGCTATAAGTCTGACCTGAATTATACAAACTTCCACTTTGAGATGAAACGCTCATTGTGATTGCATCAGCAGCACCCGAATTAAATTGTGCAGTTAATGATGCACCAGATACAAATGTTAATGATCCACTATTAGGTGTGCTTCCTGATGTATATGTGAATGTACTTGAAATATTATCACTGTCATATAGTACATATGATGAACCACTGTTTAAAGCACCAGCAGAACCATATCTTGCCCATGTACCTGGCTGTGCCCAAATTACGAATGGGTTAATTTGTCTATATCCAGTTAATGCACCTACACGACAAACGGTAACGAATCCTTTTTCATTTAAGTATTCTTTTGCAGTGTATGGACCATAATAAACACCATCAGCAACACCGAACTTTTCTTCAAGATCAGCAGTATTAGTGATTAATGTTGGTGCGAATCCAGGACCTTTTGGGAATGGAGCAAGTACTACTGCTCCAATTTCGGCAACACCTTGTGCTACTCCGCTTAGGTCGTTTTCTCTTGTAAATACTCCTGGACTGACTATACGGTCAACAGGACTAAATTTTCCTCCTTCAGTTATTGGCATATGTTAAATTCCTTTCAAATGTAGAAATTTTGATAAAAAAATCTAAATATAAATATTCCCAAAAAATTCAAGATGTTAATATTTATAAACAATTTTAAAATTATTGATATAGAGGAAAAAATCGTCTGCCACTTCCTTCAACATACACAGGTGCCCATCCCCAAAATGTTTTACTTCCTATACCACTTAAATCTTGACTTGTACCACCACCATTAATCGTAAATATATAAGCATTTGGATCAGTTAGTCCACCTCCACCAATGCCATAATCACCTTCACCTACCAAATAAAGATTTGGTATTATTGTTTTATTTTCTAATCCTGGAGTTTTTAAATCAGATACAAACGCACTATATTTCTTTTCAGGATATAATGAAGATGTATTATTATAATAAATGAAAGATAAAACCATTTCTTGTGCAGGAACTAATGTAATAGATCCAGATTCTTCTATAGATCCACTGCCTGGGCCATCAAATCCAGCCACTCCTCCCCATTGTATTTGTTGATAAGGATAAAAATTAATTGTATTATTTGTACTTCCAGAAGATACTAATCTAATACTAAACGATCCTGATTCTACCGAAGAACTAATGTGTATATTTAAATCATTGAGTGTATGTAAATGCCAAAAAGAATAATCCGATGAACAAGTAATTGACGATGTAGATCCACTAAAATATGATGATGTAAATGTAAATTCCCCTTGTCCTGCTGGTCCTGTTGGAGATGGTATCCAATAAGTATCATAGTCATTTGAACTACTTTTTGCTAAAATATAAGATGGTGCTCCTCCAGTTGGTATTCCGTTATTAGCATAACTGGCACTAGTAGCAAAAGAACTGCTTAAAGTATAACTAGAACTGTTTGCATATGAACTACTAAATGAATAACTAGATGTATTTGAATAACTTGATGAAACAGTATAACTAGCCGTAATTGCTCTTGATGCACTAATTGCCCAAGAAGCAGTTCCGTATAAACTAGATGTAATATTATATGAGTATATTGATCCTGTAACAGTCAAAGATCCTGTAATTACTGCACTTCCTGTAAAAGGAAATCCGCTTCCAGTTCCCCCACCAACACTCGCACTAATAGTAACTATCGGACCAGATCCACTTATTATAGTTATTCCAGGACCACCAATTATAGAAGTAATACTACCTCCGCTTCCAGATATGACACTTCCAGAAGCAACCGCACTAGAAGTCATTACACAAATTTTCCCAGAACTATCATCCCATGTTAGGAAATATTTAAATGGAACAGGACTATTAGATATACAATCTGGACTAATCCAAGTAATACTTGAAGTAACAACTAAATTGTTAGTTGAAATCACACTACTATTTCCTATATCTGGTGGAGAACTACTACCAGATGGATCAAAAACTTGAACGGTTCTTAAATTAGTATACGAAAGATTTGAATTTACATCATATAATTCAGATTTTATTTCAAATACTTCATTCGCCACATTTATTGGGAACGGAACTTTTACATAATAAGCATTTCCTGTATAACCATACAATTCAGAAACTTTTATTGACAAATCAGAAACAATTATTTGTTTGACATTTTCAGGATAAACAACTAAAGTTCCATAAAGATCTTCAGGAAATTTAAATTCAAAATTTTGTTTTTGATCAAAATATTTTCCAGTAGTACTTCCACTATAAACAAATTCCGCAATTAATACGCCACGATTTGAATCGTATCCTAGATTTTTACTAACACTTGGTAATGAACTAGTAATATAAAACTTTAATTTAGAAATTGCAGAAGAATCTTTTTCTACTACCGATGTTCTAAATGAAAAAACATAATCTGTATCTTTATAAAAAGTTAAAAAGTTACTATCATAACTAGAACCTGATTGCGCAGATTGTTCATTTTCATTGTATGGTAAATAAGAAACATTTCTATTTGTAAATGATGTATTTGATTTTACAATTGCATATGTACCATTTAAATTACTACCTGATATTTTTAAACCATCAACAAATGTTTGATTGTCATATTTAAGACTCAATTCACTAGAGTTTGTAAACCAGAAGTTATTAATATGAAATTGAGTAAAAAATACGCCCAATCGTTCAAATGCTTTATTTGGTGTAACTGGATCTTTTAATATTTCAGTGTTTCCAAATGTTTCGTCAATTACCGATTCAAAATCACCAAGAGTTCTTAAACTTTTTCTATAAACTTTATGTTTCGCAGGTTTACCTGTAAATGTATTGATATTTTTATAAATTATATTTGCATAAGAAAACTTCTTATATTGTTTTGTACCACTTAATCCTAAAGATTCTTGCAAATAACTTGATGATAAAAATAAATTTGGGCTATAAGTAATGTCATTATAAACTATTCTATAACTTCCATTTGTAATCGTAGCAATTTTATTGTTGTAAGTAAACGGAGTATCTAAAATCAATGTAGTAGTGTTTAATACATCTTTAATTAAAAATGACGCAGTAGTATTGATGTTAATTTCATTTAAACTGGCATAATCTCTGATTTTATTTACATACAATTGTATTTGGAAATTTTTTAAACTGGAACTGAAATTAGCAATTCCATCGATTATTCTATAATCTACTAAATTTTTTCTATATCCAAATTTTTGAATGTCAAAATCAACTTTAGGTTGTACGGCAGTTGATAAAAAACTGCCTGTTATTGTTTTTGGATTATTTTCTACAGATGATGATACCGCATATGATAATATTGGTTCAACTTCAATTAATGGTTGATTATAAAATCTAATTTTTGAATCAGTAACTTTATTGACATTTATATTTATATTCGCAGTCCATCTTACAGTTTTATCATCTGATGTAGTAGAAACCAAGATTATTTTTCCAGATCCAATTGAATTTTGTTCATATACATAAATCGATAATACAATAATTCTTTTCTTGGTTAATTGATCGGTACTTATAGCCTTTTCTATAAAAAGTGGTACACCATTGCCATCAAATGCTTCGGTAAGTATTTCTGCGCCAATTTTAAGTTTGTCACTTCCATTGATTACCAACGCATTTTTCCCCACAGAGAATTCTGGTGAAAACTCTGTGAGGTTAAAATATTCGGATAAGTATGTCTTATCTTCTATATTAACATTTTGACTTGATAAACCTAAAATTTGACCTGTCTTTATGCTGGGCATATATACTATAAATATATATACCCATTAATTATACATAATTAACTTTAGAGAACCCGTTTTCTTTCTTAATTTCAAGTCTATTGTCAACCATATCTCTCATACTATCCAAATGACTAATAATCCACACAAAATCAAAATTAGTCTTTAAGAACGCAAATAAAGCACCCATAGACGATAAGTTATCGGCATCTGCACACCCAAATCCTTCATCTATAGCTATAAAATTAGGTCTTGGGAGATTACTGATGTTAATTAACGCTACTCTCATAGCCAATGAACTAACAAATCGTTCCATACCACTAGCCAATTCTAATGGCCAGCGTTTATCTTCGTAATTAATATGTGTAGTTACATTTTTACCATCAGTCTGTAAGATTACCGTAAATTCAACTATTTGATTTAATATGTTATTAACTTCCTTTTCAATCGTTGGAAGCGCCTGACTAATCAATTCATAAGGAATACCATCTCTGGATATAGCATTTGTATATAATTGATATGCTTCGTATTCAATTTCAAGTACCTTTACATCTTCAATTGACTTTTGAATTGTTTTTCTTTGTTCTTCTAATCCAGAAATCTTGGTATTATAACTAATAATGTTATTGTTCACATTCTTAATTTCAAAATCAATTGTTTTAATATTAGACTTAATTACATCAATTGTTTCTTTAATTGTCTTATTGAATTCAATCGCATCCTTGTTATTATAATATTCTTCAATCTGATTTTCAATATTAATAAGACTGTTCTGATCAGAACTAATCTTATTTGATATTTTTAGAATTTCATTGTTTAATTTATTAATCTTGGATTGTGTTTCAACATGCAATTTATGCGTGTCATTATACTTTTTCCAATCATCTTTTATATAAGACAATTCATTTACTTTATTTTTAAGATTTGTATATTCCCCAACAAGATTTTGAGCTTCAACTTTGTCTGATTCAAGTTCTTCTCTTGTTTTAATTGCATCTTTAACGAATACATTGGTTGTACAAAAAGTACAATTTGGATCATACTTATGTTCTTCCAATTTCTTTAGTTTCTGTAATTTGGATGTAACAACAATCTTTTTCTTTTCAATACCCTGTTCTTTTTGACTCAATGAACTTTCTAATTCCTTAAGTGAATCATACTTAGTTGTAATGTCTTCAATATCATAACTCTTTATGATGTCATCGTATTCCTTAAATGTAGATTCAATAGATGATAATTGATTTTTATAAGAATCTAAACTAGATGACTGTATTGATATAGAATTACTCAACGAAACTTTATTTGATTCAAGAGATACAATATCAACAATGTTACCATTAACATTGATAATTTTCTTTGTTTCTTCCAAAAGTCTTTCATTTTCAGATTCTCTTTTATCTGTTAGTTTTTCTAAATTAACATTTTCATTTCTTAACGAACCAGAAAAGTTCTCAATGTCAGAATTTAAATTCAATAACTTTTGAGTGTAATCAGTATTCTTAAAGTTCTTCAATAATGAATTGATTTCTTTGGTTTTATCAGACGCATCATTATATAAACTATCAAATACGGTAAGTCCCATAAATTGAGCCAACAAATCTTTTCTTTCTGTTTGACCCATATCTACAAACGAACCCACTTTATTATTTTGAATGCTCAAAACAGTTAAAATAAAGTCATCATAAGTACCAACATAATCACGAATGATGTCATTAGTACTTCTACGAGCTTCTCCATTAAGTTCAACTACTTTACCACCCTCTTCTTTCCAGAACTTAACATCTACTT